GCGCCGCTGCGGATGTTAGAGTAGCGCGGCTTGAGTCGAGGGATCAGGTGTCGGGCAAGAGCGATGAAGCGATGCGCACGATCGGCGAGGTCGCGGCGAGCCTCGACCTTCCCGCGCATGTGCTGCGTTTCTGGGAAACCCGTTTCAAGCAGATCAATCCTCTTAAGCGCGCCGGCGGGCGGCGCTTCTACCGGGAGCGCGACATTGAACTCGTGATCGCGATCCGCCGCCTGCTCTATGACGAAGGCTATACGATCAGGGGCGTGCAGCGCATCCTCAAGGAGGCTGGCGTCGAGGCGGTCCTGGCGGGCGCGGGGCGACGCCATGGGGATCCGTCCGGGACTCCCTCCCCTTCCCGTCCGGGCGTGAGCGAGGGACGAATCGGGTCAGCGCGAGACGAAGACGAGACGGGCACCGCCCTCTCGGCCGACGAACGCGCCATTCTGCGCGCGCAAAATCCAGATCTTGCGGGAATGGGAGCCCAGGACGCGGCTCCCATCGTCGAAGTTGACGAGCCTTTTGCGCCGCCTTCGGCCCACAGCGAGCCGCGCTCTCTTGCCGCGCCGCAAACGCGCCTCCTGCGCGAGGCGCTGGCCGAGATCGAGGAATGCAAACGCCTGCTCAGACTGACCAGGCGATAGCGACCCAGGCGTTGCCAGCGCCGCGTCGCCTCACTATAACGGCGCCAGTCGGAGTGTAGCGCAGCCCGGTTAGCGCACTTGTCTGGGGGACAAGGGGTCGTGGGTTCGAATCCCGCCACTCCGACCATTTTCCGAAATAAAATCAATAAGCTACTTCTGTAGACCCTTTGTCATAGAGAGCAGAATCGACCATTTGGGCCAGGAATGGGCTAGGACAAGGAAACACCCCTCTTTCGCCGAGTCGGGCCGCACATCTCAAGTGAACGAGGCATACCGATGGTTGATGAAGCGGGCACGCTTTCATGCAGCTATTGCGGAAAGGCCAGCATAGCCAGCGTTGGCGAGACGCGCCTGTGTGTCCATTGCTATCACACACTTCAAGTTGCGCGAACATTAGAATTCCGTCTGGATGCAATTGGATTAAATTATGCGCTAGATGAAATGGACTATGTTGCGCCTTTTGCGCTTGGAGGCCCTCGCATGCAAGTTCCGCCAATACCTGAAGGCCCGATAATTCTAAATAATATTAAAGTAGATAATAGTGTTGTTGGGTCTATTAATACAGGTAACGTTCACAAGATTGATGTAAGCCTTACTCAGCTCCATAATGCCGGGGATGACCGCGCACGTGATGCGCTAAAAAACCTTACAGAAGCAATTATTACGGACAAGACATTGACAGAAGTGAAGAAGAACGAGCTAATAGAACAGGTTGCGTTCCTAAGCGAGCAAACTATAGTTGCAGCATCCGAAAGGAAACCTGGAATAATCAAAGCGATACTGTCGGATTTGACACAAGTTGCGGGAACAGTATCGGCGATCTCGGGGGCTTGGAACGCTGCGGCACCAATCCTCAGGGCTATATTTGGCTTGTGATTTCGCGGGCGTCGGTTGCCCTCAATACTCGGCGTTTGTCCGAGTCGAATGGCTGCTTGGAATGCCACCCATTTGGCCCAACGTTCGCCGCAGAGACTTCCTTTATCCGCTTGGCGAGGGTCTCGGCGCTTCGTCTGTTCGGCGTGCGGCTCGCGCGACGTGCATTTAATGCCAGACTGGTTGCCATATTGGGAACAGCGGAAGCGTCAGCCCCGATGTTAACTTGACGCGCCGGATTCGGTTGGATGGGGGTAGTAGACGCAGCGCCGCGGCGATCTACCTTTTCAGCGTAAACTTGAAATTGTGGGAGGAAAAAATGAGCAGGGGTTTGAAGACCGCTTTGTTCGGGGCTCTTTGCGGAGCGTTTTTCTTTGCTGCGACTACGTCAGTTTCGGCGGGGCCAATGCGTCCTTCGCTCCCGCCGGAAGATTTTGGGTCGATGTCTTTCGTCCAGAAGGCCGGCAGAATTAGGCCAGGTGCAGCAGTCCACCCACCTGAGGGCAAGCGGTGCATAAAATGGACTCGTCGTTTTAGCTCGACCCACGGCTTGGGCCAGCGCCGTTGCGTGCACTGGAAATAGCGACCGTCGACTCGGCGACGATCACGCCATTGGAGACGGCTTCACAATAATAGAAAAAGGCGGCCCTGCTCTCGGTCGAAAGCAAGGCCGCCAGCGAGGCTGGAAGAAGAGCGACGTAGGAAGGTCGTCTAACCAATAAATTTGGGTGACTTCGCCCTTCGTCAAGCCTCGATTTCCTGCAATCGAACGCGCTGCTCAATCTGCCGCAGGAGCTTCTCCATTGCGGGTGGCAGAGGCTCGGCGACGACGCCTGAAAACATGGCTCGCAAGTGGTCGGCGATAGTCGTGACCCTCGTATTATCGAGCAAACGTTGCTTATGAGTTTTGTTATTCGTCAACACTGTCCGGTTCTCCCTTTTAGGACATATAATTCCTGAAGCGCGCTCACGGTTCCGCTTCAAAGACGGAACGGCCCGCGCCTATTCGACGCGGGCCGCCCCTCTCCCTCGCGGTATGATCGATCACCGCCGCGCGATTGAGTTCGGAAGTGCTCAAAAAAAAAGGCCCGGCCATTGCTGACAGGGCCTAAGTCTTGATAGAGGCTCGCCACCCGGTCTAGACAGCGAACGACACGAGTGTCGCGCCACGATGGCCGAGGCGTCAAATTCTTTTAGGCAGTAGACGCACATCTTCTCGTGCTGATAGCGTTGCTATCCTAACGCAGAGCACGGGCGCGGGGGTGTTGTGTCAATCATCTTTGAGTTTTTCCGTGAATCGCCTGACAACGAGCGCATCAGTCTCGCGACCGAAAAGAGAAATATCCGGACAGCTGATACCGCGGTATCCTACGCGCGCGGCGCCCTAAACAATGTTTTGTTTAACGGAGAAATGGCCGATGTCTGCTCAATCAGAACCCAAAAAGGGCTACTAATTTGCGAGGTGAGAAGTGCCGCTCGCCGGCCGCAAAAGGCGCGGGAAACAATCTCGACGAGCTTGTGATGGGGTGTCGCCCTCATAGCTACCAGAGACAACCACCTTCGTCCTGATTTCATTCGCTGCTTCGCTCACACATTTATCAAAGTGTGCGCTCGCAACGCCTTCGTAATTCTTGTTGAGCAAATCCTGCACACACCGCTCGCAGCTAATCACATACGCGAGTGCCAATGGCGGAACGGACTCAATACTCGTTAGATCGGCCGCCTCTTGCCATTCTCGCTCGAACAATTGGCGCGCAAAACCGGGCAACGCTTCCGCAACGGATGACCTGAAGAGTTCCCGGAGCTTTCTCGCCGCGTCTTCAAAATGCTCGACGGCTTCACGATTCGGCGGGAGCGAAACTGGACGCAGGTTCATAGTACGCTCCCATGTGGGGGCATGACGCAATGTCGGGCCTTGAAACAATTGTCTAATAGATATCTTAGCTTACACGGAATGGGGAGGCAAGATTATGTATGACCCACGAGCATTGCAGGACCGTTAGCGCGGACTCGCCGCCAATCAGGTCGGAGCGTCAACCGTGAAAAGGCCTCGCCTGTGAGGGCGAGGCCTATGCCAGGGGAAATTGGTATCGCTCAACACAGCAATATTGCGCTGTCTGCGCCTGCCCGTCAACGGCATGGCTCTAATTCACGTTATTTTTCCCCAACTTATCCGACATGTGCCTTTGTCGTTGCGATTAATCCTCTTTCGTGGCGCTGGGTGGCCTAACGCTGTCTTCGTCATCCCCGATCGCGGCCTTGATTTCCAGCGCAGCGGATTGGGCGCAGTCATTGAATGACCGATCGGCGTCGACCTTGAAAGCCGCGTCCATCGCGAGCCATGCGCTGCGACGATGTTTGTGCACGATTTCCGCCAAGGGATGCGCCGCGCTGTCATCGTCGGCATTCATCGCCGCTTCAAGCGCGCGCCGCGCGAAGGGCGGCAGCCGCTCGTAAACCGCGCATTCAAACGCGGCGGCGAACATTCGATTTGCGACAATCGCTTCGTCAACTGCCGGCGATATGTTGGGGCGTTCAAGTGCATTGCTCATAGGTTCTCGGCTCCTAACGTTCGAGAGAAATTCAGGCGCCCGGGCCGCGGTTTGTCATTGGCGAGCGGCAAGGTCGCGTCGGTCACGTGCGACGCGCCAGGAATAGGTGAGGCATTCATCAGACCAACTGTCGAAAACTCGGCGCCTGTGAAGGCTATGCGCGTAAGCCCTGATCTGCGCGCGATCGATTGGCGCGACACGTGCGGATGTTTTGCTCATCGCCCCACGCTCCTTTCCGGCTCGCGATTCCGTAACTGCCTAAAGCTTAGGTAGACGTATTTGCGTGGCGCCGTCAAGCTTATTCCAGAACAAAGCTTGTCATACGATGTATAGTGTCTGTTTCTACATGTCACAACATTCGCACTTCAAAGAATAGAGACAAAAAAAGCGCCGCCCGGCGCTGAACCGGACGGCGCATCGCTTAATCGCATGAGAGCCGATGACTGCGGTCCTGCATGGCGCGCTCATGCGTTCACGCCGCTAAGCTCGGCGCTGGAGTCGCCATGCAGATTCTTGAAGCTCTGGAAATTGATCAGCGCGCAAATGGCGCGGAGTTCGCACGTAACTGATGACTTGCAATAGACCGATCACGACGCCCGAAAAGAAGCAGGTCGCCGCGAACCAAAAGAACGCTGTTATGATCGCAACCCCGATCTGTGCGACAAGAGAAAAGTCGCTGCTGATGTAGCTCATACAGAGTAGCCTCTATCGAGTGCCTGCAGGCCCGAATCCAAAGTTCGAATGCAATGGCGCCGCATGCGGCGCGCCGCCGCCCGATCTCGTCGGCGAGTTGCCGCCGCCTTGCATGGTTGTTCCGAGCTTCCCGCTCAACTGCATTCGCGCCGATGCGTCGGCAAACCGCCGCTCGATTGACGCCAAGAACTGCGGACTGGCGTCGACTCGCACATGGTTTTCCACACTGACATGGGCCTCCCCCTGGACGATTCCTTGAACCGATATCTCCCTCGGAACGGCCCATGTGCTCCCATGCGGCTCGATACCCGGCCATTTGGGCCGATCAGCCTGCGACGCCGGCAAGCTCGGCAACGGACCGGCCGTGTAGCCGGCGCCGCTCAATCGGCTGTTGAGCGCGAAGCGTGCGCCGTCTGTGGCGCCGCGAAACGCTGATGCGCGGATGATCTCCGCCGTGCCGAATAGATGATTGAACGCGCCCTGGCGCGAAGGATCGATCTCCCGCGGCGACCATACGTTGAGCGCTCTAAGATATCGCTCGCGTGCTGCACGATCGTATTCGGCTTGGCGGGACTCGTCGTAGGCCGAAGAACGAGGCCCTCGACGCTCCGCCTCTTGAGCACGGTCGAAGGCTTTGGCCTCTTCGATCATGAGCTTCGCAACCGATCCGACAACGATTGTCGTGGCGGTTATCGCCAGTCCTTGGGGTGTGAGCAGTCTCAATAAAAGTCCGGCGGTCCTGGCAGTCGCGCCGACCGCGCCCGCGGCGCCCGCGCCTTGCGCAGCCGTCCCGCCGACGCCCAAAGCGCCGACCGCTTTGCCGAGCAAGTCGCCGCCGCCCAGACGCGCTGCAGCCGTCTCTAGGGCGACTGCCGCGACGTTGAGATTCGCCGCCGAGACGTTCAGTCCGAAGTCGCCACGAAGCGCCTTCAGCACGCCGTCGCCAAGCTGATAGAGCTTGTAGCCCGCCACGCCGGCAACGCCCACCGGCACAGCGCCGAGCGCCTGCGCGCCCAACGGGTGATCTTTCTGCCATTGCTGAAGTGATCCGCCTAAAGACGCAACGCCCGATGCAAGCCCGCTCATGACTTGCGCAGCTTTTTCCATGTTCGGCGCGGTCAAGGTGCCCGCGAAGTCGCCGATCGCTGTCGAGAGCGATTTGGCCGCCGAGATCGGGTCGCCTGCAGCCGTCTTTAGAGCGCCGTCCACGCCGGCCGCCTGATCGAACAGCGCCATATGACGTTTGAAGGTCTGCTCTTGGTTTATGAGCACTTCGGCGAGGCGCGCGGCATTGCTGTTCGGGAAGAGGCGCTGCGCCTCTATGATCTGGTCTTCCTTGTCCGTGAAGCCTTTGGCTTTGAGAGCAGGAAGCAGTGTGGTCCAGACCCATTGGGCCGGATCATGCGCCGCTGCCTCGTGGCCTTGAATGAAATGGCCGGGCAGTAACCCGAGCGCCTTGCCCTTCCCGCTAAATTCAATGTCTTTGTCGGTAATGAGCCCGAGATTGCGGAACTCTTCCAAGGCCGGATGCGATGTCGGTCCTTTAAGGTTCGACGTGAGCAGCTTGAAAAACGATCGAATGCCAAGGCCCGCTGTCGACCCGCCGAGTTCTTGGGCCAGTCCTGCAGCGGTCTTATTGAGGAACTGTTCCGACAGGAGCGGCGCCGCAGCGCCGGAGTATTTCACGACATCGGCTAGCTGTTCGAAGCTGACCGTTTTGCCCATGATCTGAACCGCTCGGACCGCGCCGTCGAGATAGCGCGAAAGCTTTTCGATATCCTGGCCAAAGCCGGCGATTTCCGCCGCCTTCAGCATCCAAGGCAGCCCATGCGCCGCCTGCCCGGTCGGATCGCTCTGCAGAACCGCCGCCTCAGTCCGCGCGACCATCGGCATGACGTGCGCGGCTTCCTCGGGGCTAGGCAGGATCGATCTGATTTCTTTGTAGCGCTCCAGGAGCTTGGTTTGATCCAAGATCGGAGTCATGCGTTGTAACTGCGCCGCGAGTTCCTTGGCTTGCTCAAGTTCAGCACCGCGAATGCCGGCGAGCGTTAATCGGAACTGCTCGGAGGTGCGCTCGGCGCCCAGATGCAGCGACTGCTCCGCCCCATGCAGGATGGCAGGCGACGCCAGCACGGCGACATTGGAGGCGAACTGCTTGGCAGCAACGGCGAGGCGATGATAATTCGACTCGATGCGCGCCAACGCGCGGGCATGGGCGTCCAGCGCTGGATTATTGAAAGCCTTCGCGAGGCCCGATTGAACGCCGAGCCTGTTTAGCTGGTCCGCAATTTTGTGAATGCGATCGGCGATCTTCGCAAGCTCGGGGCTCGCATGGTCGACCGCGGAAACTGTAGCTGTGATTGACGGGCCGCCGGCCATATTGAAACTCCTGGGCCGCCCATGTGCGGCGTCATCTGCAAATTGATCGAACGAAAAAAGCGTCGGCTATTGCTGACGCTCTTTCTGCAGCTTCGAAATGTTTTCGAGATAGAATGTTGCTTGCGTGACGGTCATGGCCTCGATATCGGAAACCGGCATGTGCAGGTCATACACAAAGGAGGCCATCAGGCGCGTCACGCTGCTGTAGGGCGGTCGCCGGCAACTCCCATCAGTAGCTCTACCATCGCTTGGCGAACAGATATCCAATCCCGCGCAGGCATAGTTTCCAGAACGACGATATCGTGTCCGCTCATGTCGACCAGAAATCCCGTCAAAGCGGCATTATCAAACTCAGTCGAATGACCATCCTTGTTGCTCGTCAGTTTCCACGGCTCGCCATACTGGCGAAACGTTCGGAGCGTTGGCTCGTTCAGGACGATCTCTTTGATCGGGCCTTTGTGCGTTTGAAGTTCTCGCGAGAGCGGAACGGTTCGGGAAGCAGGCTTCGACATTGCGTTCGCCTCCATTAAGCAGTGGTTAACGCGCGCTTCGCGGCGTCGCTAATCGCCGCAACGTCGGCGCCGGCCGTATGGAGCGCCTTGCCGATCGGCGTTCCGTTGCGATAGTCCGCGATAGCCGCATTGAGGCGACGCGATTCCGCCTTCGCAGCGGCGTCGCCGCGGGCGCCTTTCTGACTGAGCCCCAGCGCGCGGATTTCAACCGATCGCACGATAACCTTTTCGGTCGCGGCGTCGGCGTAAGAATGGATCGAGTACGACATAGTATTAGCCTCAATAGGTTCAGAAACTTCCGCAGGAATTGCAGACAAGAGAGCTTCGGCCTGATAGACAGGCAACGTGCCTTCGTTGTGGATTGATAAGAGCAGCTTGGCTGCTTGCGGTCGCAATCTCGCGGCGTCGGTCGAGAGGACAGCGGCCTTGTATGCATTTAGAGTTTGCTCCGATTCGGACGCCCACTCGGATGTTTGAGACTTATCGACTGTCGTGGGTTTCCGCTCCAATCTCTGCTTCTCCTTGGCGGCGAACGCGGTGTCTTCCGCAGCCCACCTGGCTTGCTCCTGATCGACTGCTGCGCGCATCGACTTAGGCATGGGCTTGATTGAAAACCCGCGCGCCTCCGCTTTCTCCCGCGAGCCGAGCGCCATGTCCGCATAGCGCACCATCTCACGTCCATTGCTCATGACGTGATCTAGCCAAGCGACGCGCTTTACTTCGGCGCCCATCGCTTCCGCTTCGCCAAGCGATATCGGCGACGCGACGCCATCGATGTGAACGGCTTCGACAGCGTCAGCATCAGTGCCAGAAATCCAGCGCTCGCCGAGCGCAAAGGCTAGTAGGTTCTTTGCCATCCATACCCCCCGTGTTGCGGCTGATATCCGCCGGCTCTGATGGCGTAACGTTTCGGCCCGTGATAGACGCCGCAGATCGACTCCAGCCGTCGAATCTCGCTCTGCAACGCTCGCGCGTCTGCCCGATGATATCGAATCCGCCTCTCGCGAAATTGAATCTCTTCAGCTTGGGAACCAGCTAGGAGCGAGTAGTAAGCCGCACGCAGCTTAGGGAGCATCGCGCACGGGTCGTCGATTTCAGGCCCTTGGGAGCTTTGACAGCCTTGCGTTGGTTGCCGATTGAATGGACTCGTCATGCTGCTTTCGCCCTCTTACGTTGCTGCGCGGCAAAGAATGGGTGCTCCAAACCAACGCTTTCGAGATATTGCTTCTCATGTTGAAGCGTTTCCATCTGAGCCTCAAAATCCTTGCCATCTTCAGCATAGGCTTCCGTTAAGCTGATAAGGCCGGTTTCCAGACCAAGGATCGTCGCCTCGCGAGTCTTCTTTTCGTCCGGCGACACCCTGCCTTTTCCGAGGAAGCGCGCGCTGCAATATGCATCTTTCGCTACATAGAAATCGCGCGCGCCGGCAGGCAGTTTGATCGTCCCCGTCGCAATCGATTCCTCTAACCATGCTTTGAACACGGCTCGATAGAAGCGCTCGGCGATATCCTTCCGCCTTCGAAGATTGATCTCATGAGGCAGTGCGGTCGCGAGCCGAGAAGCGCTAAACGACGTGTCGGCGTAATCGCCCGAGATGTCCTCATAGGCTGCGCCCGCCGCTTTCGCAGTCTTTCGAAGCAGCGACTTGTCGAAGGCGTCGAAATTGTTGCTCGGCGACTCTGACTCATGCTGCATGAGCTTGTCGCCCGGCATGAGATGTGTGACCGTTCCGACCTGCGGCGTAATCTTCGCCTTCGAATAGAATTGCTCGTGGGAGTCGAGCCACTCGCCAACGGTCGACGCGATTCCGCCCGCGCGATCGTTCACGCTGAGCGAGTCGAGCGCTACCGACGTGGGCAACGAGGACTCAATCGTCGTCGTGAAGCTCGTATCAATCAAAGCTTTGCCGAGCGTAAATTCGGCTAGCGTATCCTGTTCTTTGGCCGGGGTGAGCGCGCCGGTCAGAGGCGACAGTCCGCGGACCTGCCGCGGGTCGTCAAACTGAAAAGCGTGAATGACTTTGCAGCGGCCCCAAGAGGTGAACCCCTCCACATAAGTCGCCTGCGGCGCGCTGCGTTGAGCGCCCAAAGGTAACGGCCGCAACATATAACCAGCGACGCGCCCGTGTTGGTCGAACGCCACGCCTTGAATGATGTTGCGCCCATTCTCGCTTCGGGTGATGGATCGATCTAGTTGCGAGATATCGAGGACATTGACCTTCGTCTTCGTCTTCGCGTCTCTCAGAGCAAGCCATTCAAGCGTTGCCAGCGACTCGCCGTTTAGGAGCCAATTGCGATAGAAGGCGCCGGCCATCTGATGAACGTCGAATCGTCCGGCGATATCGCATTCGAGCGGATTTCCTGCCCAAGCCGCCCATTTCGTCTCTATCTGATTTGAAAGGTCGCGCGCCTGCTCCGGCGTAACGCCGATCTCGTCGGCGCGCGGCTTGCTGGAGAGCGTGAGGCCAGTGCCGATCGCCTGCGTCGTAAGGTTAAGGAGCAGCGTTGCGATGGGCGCGTTGCTTGTCGCGAGATCATTGCTGACTCGGCTGGCGAGCGCGGCGTCACGGGCTGTCCGACCGCCCATGTTGAGGCTCCACAGCCCCCCGTCCGAAAAAGAGAAGCCCGCGCCGTGAGTCGAGCGCGCCCATGCAAGACGCGGTTCAGCCCCATTGGTCGCGGTAGTAAAATCGGCGCGTGGCGCTTGCTCGAATGACGCCGAGAGGGAATTCGGCGCATCGGGACTTGGCGGCGCGAGGCCTTCATAGGTGATCTGCATTAGACCCTCACGTCAAGCCCGCGAGCTTTCGCCTCTTGAGGGCTGATGTATCCTTTGGCGAAGTTGTGCCGGTTTGCGGCTTCTCTAATCTCCGCCAAGCGCGCCGTTTTCGGATCGTCAGACGCGACCACGGCGCCGAGTGGCGAGATGACGCCGGGCCTACCCTCGCGCTCCATAGCCGCCAGGAAAGGGCTCTCCGCCGGGAGATCGGCCAACATCTCCCGAATGATCTCCGGCGGCGTTTGGCCGTATAGGGCAAGCCTTAGCGCTGTCTTCGGACGCGCCTGCGCTTCCGGGCTCTCCATGATGGCCTTAAAGCGCATCCGTTCTTCGGCGCGGACGGTCGCCTCAGTCTTTGCGACGGGCTTGGTGATCTTCGGTTCAGACATGGGCTTAAGCAGCCTTTCTGGTATGCAATGATTGGAGCCGAGCAGCGCGCTCGGCGATGGAAAGGGATTGGGTTTTCGCCTTGTCGGCAGGCGCCGCGCGGCCGTTCACGAGCGAAGCAGCGGCAACCGCTAGGACGAGGCAATCGAACGCCTCGTTTCGAACGTCCGGCGACTTCTCCCATTGCTGGCGAGGAAACCCACGAACATATTTGACTGCTAGGCGCTCGGCGCTTAGCTGTTCGAAGAAATCGGCGTCGAGATGATTTGGCGTTTTGATCGTGCCGCTTTGAAGCGCCTTCGCCACATTCATCTTAATGTTGTCGACGCCAACGATTAGCCCACGCAAGAGCCCGCGGATTTTGGCGCCCTCCTTCACGTTGGCGCGATCGAAGCCGGCGCGGCCGAACGTGATATGGCAGCGGCGGCCTTTGGCGCGTTGCCGCATCACAAAACGCGCAACGGTTTCGGTCATGAACCCGCCGTCCACGAAGGTCACTTGCGACTCCAGCGCGCGACCATCCTGCGATTTGAAGACTCGCCCAAGCAACCCGTTCAAGTCATCCCAAACTTGCGCGCCGGACGTGTCGCCGTGCAACACGACGTGATCTAGGATCGAACGCTTCACGCCGGACGATTGATGGGCGACGAATTGAGCCTCGATACGGTTTGATTGAACGTCGACGCCGCACGTTAGGAAGTCGATTGTCTTCTCATATGGAGCTTGGATAGGTTCGGCCATCGCCATGAGCGCGGACGGATCGTTTTCGACTTCCGACGAAGCCTCGAACGGCAGGCCCCAACAAAGGTTCTGAACGGACTTTTTCTGCTCCAGCGACTTTGCGCTATCGACTTGGGCCGCGACCTTGGCGAGTGAACTAAACTCGCTGCAAAGCTCGTTCGCGTGAATCGAGACGACGCCCGGCTCGCCTTGTGCGGTTGGTCGCAGTTCCCCTTTGGCGACCATGCGTAGTCGCTCGGCTTCATCGGGGAGCGCTCCGCATCCTTGGCACAACAGCCGCGCCGCTTCAGGCTTGCCCGGCTCAAAATGCAGACGATCTTGCGTAATGGGAGCTTCGTCGCCGCAATGCTCGCACCTGACGAAGAACAACCTCTTATCGCCCCGCTCGTAATTCGCCGAGATGCGCGATGTCGCTCCAAACGTCGGCGTGCTGGCAAGCAACAGCAAAGAACGTCGATAGGTATGAAGGCGGCGCCGGACTAAATCTTCCGGCCGGCCCTCTCCGTTCGAGGTCACGACTGCGCAGCGGTCGAGTTCGTCGATAATTCCGAACCTGATGGCCTTGCCGGATAGCTGCGGCGCCTTGTATGACGACGCCAGCGCGAGCGACCCTCCAGCGAACGTTTTCAGGTTCGCATTACTGCGCGCGACCGCGCCTTTGAGAGCCGGCGACGCTGCGATTAGCGGGTCCAGCGTTTCTTTGACATAGGAGCCGATATCGCCTTCGTCCGGTCGGACAAGCAACAGCGGCCCACCCTCTCCGCAAATCGCGTGACCGATGATCGAATGCAGGCCGGTCGTTTTGCCAATCTGCGCACTGGTCATGAGAACGAGTTCGCGCGTTGTCGGCTCGGCCGCGGCGTCGACGATCTGCTTTTGGAGATTGGCTAGGCGCAGCTTGCCGGGACGGGCGTTCGACTCTCTTGGTAGGACGAGGTTCTGTTCGGCCCATTCACTTGGTTTGATATTGGGCGGCGGCGCGAGCGCGCGCAGCATCGCCGCGAAGATCGCGGACGCGTCATCTATCGATGTCATGGGGGTGTATCAGTCGCCTAAAGCGAAAAGGTCCATATCTGAGAGCGCAGATAGCTCTTCGCGGATCGCGTCATCGAGGACCCGCTCGATAGCTTCCGCGTCTGCGGCGCCGACAAGTTTGTGAGCGATACGAGCGGGGAAGCCGAGCAAGCCGTTCCGAATATGCGTCGCGAACTCGACTGCGGTTTTGTTGACGGCTTCGCGCGACACGAGTCGACCTTCTTTGCTGGCGACTTCCAGTTCGATCTTCCTGGCCCGAGCCGACTCGGCGGTCGCGCGAGCGGCGGCGAGTGCCTGCATGTGATCGTTGCGCGTGTCGGGGTTGCCATAGCCGTTCAGAGCGTGGCCGGTCGCTTTGCCCGCGTCGCTGAACGCGAGCAAAGCCTGCATGGCCAATTCGGTCGGATACTTGCGATACTTGTCGCGTTTGATCTTCGCGGTATCGAGGACCTGCTTCGCCCGGTCGCGCGAGAGACCCGCCGCTTCCGCAAGCTCGGTTATCCCCGCCTCGGGCGGGAGGTCATAGGTGTGCATCAAACCGTTGGCTCCCAGGGAGCGCAAAACTCTGCGCCGTGATTCCTGTGCAAAAAGGCCCCATACACGCACGCTGCTGAAGGATTGTCGGCTATATTGCCGGAGAGTTTGAGAGCCAAACGTTGATTTGGCGCAGGTATCGAGAATAACCGATGAACGATCTTATAGTCCCATCGCCTCAAGCCAATCAAAACCCACAAACCAAAGCTGCCAAGGTAAACCGCTACTCCTGGGCTTGGTGGCATTTCGTAGCTTCGATTATATGGTTTTACGCAGTATCGAAAATATTCTTTTTTGACATTGATATTTATGTGTTCCATGCTGTGCTTCCGCAATGGGAGTTGGTCCTGGAATATAAGTTTGTTATATTTCTAGCTGTGGTTACGGCAGGCTGTTTTGTTTTTAGCTCCAAGTCCGTAGCAAGCTTTTCTATTTTTGTTGCATTTTACCCAATAATCATATTCGTAATGTTGTTATATTACATAATCAAACACAGAAGCTGGATGTTGTTGGTGGCCATATGTAACGTACTGTTTGTCATATTCAAGTCTTTCCGCATTAATGCACTTCTTTTAACAACATTTTTTGTATCATTTGCTTTTATTCTAACTTTTTATGACCAAATGTTGTTGTGGCCAGCCATGATCGCGCTGATCTGCTTAATATATTTGTTCTATATTTCACAAATAGTTATCGCCTTCAGAGCGCCTTCGATCATTAAAATATACGAAATACTATTTGTCGATAAATCATATGAATATGTTAAATTTCAAATAACAACGCAGTTAAAGGGAATTTCTATTGTTGGTATGGATGATCGCCAGCTGACGGTATATCGAAATGCTCTCCAATCCGTGTTTCTCGCCAACAAAATATGCCTCTTTGCAGCACGTATATTGAGGGACTACAAATCCAGTGGATTTCCTATCCTGTCTGGAATGATGCAAGTTTTCGTGCTATTTACATTGACAGTTGTCACATTTTCAGCAGTTAATTTTGCCGCGTTCAAGATAAATATAGATTCATTTGAATACTTACAGACGCATTTCCCGAGCTACTTCGACTTTTTTCATTATAGTTTCAACTCTATGCTTTTGATGTCAACGCGAGAACTTACTCCCGTTAACGAGCTGGCATACGTAATAAATATGCTTGAAAGAGTTTTAGACTTTTTGCTTGTTACCGTCTTCGTATCTCAAATAATTTCTTACAGAAGTAAGAAGTTTGTTCAAGAGCTTGACCTGGTTATTGCTGCGATTCAAAGCAATAGTGCGGAGATGGAGGACTACATATTGGGTGAGTTTGAGATCAAATCGTTCGATGACGCGATAGCAGAAATTAGAAAGATGGAGTCGAGTCTGATAGATTTGATTTTATTTTTGACGAAGAACGCCAAATGAGAGTTTGGCACCATCGGGAACGAAGGTTTTCTTAATGAAAATCATGCGGCAGCGGACCCGCGGAGCGCTTGGAGCGCGTCGGAAGGACCCGGTTGACCTTCGCTCGTTGGCGTCGGGACTGTGCCACCACTGAGAGCGACGCCAACGTTCGCTGCAATTTCTTTCGCAAGTTCGCGCTCGGCGACACTCTGCCATTTAAGCCTCGGCGCGCCGTCGGTCTGCTCCATTCCAGTCCGCGGCATTTCAGCATAAATCGACTTCACGTTGGAACGTCCCCGCCCCTGCCTCACCATCAAGAGTGAATTGCCGCCGACATTCATCACGAATGATTTGCCGATGCGGAGCGACGACGAACCGCCACCAGTGAGACGGAATGTTGAGCCGGCATATGAACCACGCAGAGGCGAGAGGACCGGCTGGAACTTACCCACCTTCAGCGCGCTGATGCGCGCCTTCGAGATCGTCCACGTTGCCGATAGATTATTTTGAGTGCTTCCCTTCACAGGAGGGACGGCTTTTCCAAAAACGCTCTTGCTCACGCCGATGTCGGCCGCCATGACCGGGATAGTCTCTCTGCGCGCGGTCCTTGCCGCGCGGTCGACGGATCGGCGCAAAGCGTTGCGCGTCTCCCGTGACGCGAGATCGAGGACGCTCTCAAACTGCCTCGTGTCGAACTCGACCTTTAGCCCGATGTCGCCCATCTCACTTTTCCATCCGTGTCGGCGCGACGAAGCTCCTGCGGTCAACGATCGTTCCGCGCGGGGTCTCGACGGTCAAAGCGATGTGAACCTTGTCGCCGGATGCGATCTCGACGCGCTGAAACATGTTCCACAAGGCAATGCTGGCGTTCTGGCGCACTCTGCTCTGAAAGGCCTCGTCGACTAGGCGCGGCGATGTGAACGACTCACTGACCGCCATCGGCTTTGCCAATCGTGATGCTCAGCCAAGGGGAGTCGCAAATGATGCGGAAGGGAGGCAACGACGAGCGACGCGGCGGCTCAGAAACGGGGCCGCTGAATATCTCGCCGATGGTCGGAATGCGCTCGCCGCGCAAGTTGAACTTCGGTTCGGTCTCGGGTGGAGGACTCATGTAGCGAGCGTGCGCTTGTGCGGTGTCGTCGGCTAGCCGCGCAAGGGTCGAATAGGCGCGCAGTGTCGCCGGGCCAAGTAGATCGGCCGGATCGTGGTTCGATTGCATCTGATGTCCAACGGCAATGAGCGCTCGGCGGTTGGACCGCCGGCGCACAGGAAGATTGCTGAGAGAAGATCGGCGCCGGATCGGCCGTCTGGCCGGAAGGCGCGTGAGGCGTGGAAATTGCCTCTCTACCCTATAGGTCGTTTCCGCCGATATTTTTTCAAAGGCTTTGACAAATCAAATCTGGCCGCCTATATGAACGGTGTTCAGATAAGCAAATATGGGCGGTTTCGCCGTCAGCGTCTCTTGTGGTTTTCAAATATTTTGGAGGTTTTGTCGGATGGATTTGATCAAGATTCCATCGAAACGCGGTGGCGCCCGTCCTGGCGCCGGTCGCAAGCCGAGAGCAAAAACGCCTAGCGGCATTCC